GTAACTGTTAATTACTTATGCCGCCTTAATGATGATCTTGAGATGACTCACCACACCAAAGTGGATACATCTGAATTAGATGTAGAGCCTATTTGGGAGTTTGTGGGTGAAGAAGATTGCCGTGTAGTGCAGTGGCTAGATGACTATTACCTTGTAGGAGTCCGCCGCGATACAACAACCAACGGCGTAGGCCGCATGGAGTACAGCCGCATTGAGATTGATTGGGATAACTGGGCAGTCAAAGAAGTTAGGCGTGTGCGTATTAAAGCGCCTGCCCCTGATGCTTCTTACTGTGAGAAAAATTGGATACCTGTAATTGATAAGCCATACCATTTCATCAAATGGACAATGCCAACAGAGTTAGTTTATGCCAACCCCATCAGTGGGGAATGTGAACAGGTATTTGTTAAGCCAACAGCCATACCGCCAAAAGATCAGCGCGGATCTAGCCAGGTCATACGGTGGGGCAGTATGTACATCTCCATTACCCATGAGGTAGATCTGTTCAAGAATTACTTAAAGCAGAAAGATGCTATTTACCGTCACCGCTTAGTTGTTTGGGATCAAGAACTAAATGTTGTGGGGCTAAGTAAGGAATTCTCGTTCTTAGATGCTCGCGTTGAGTTCTGTGTGGGCGCGGCAGTCCATAAAGGCAACCTTTTGGTGTCGTTTGGTTTCCAGGATAACGCCGCATTTATTCTTGAAGTGCCTAAATTGGTTGTTGAGGATCTAATTATGGAGGCCCTTGCGTATGAAAATTGAGCAATTAGTTGTAGAACTATCCAAAGATCCATTTAATCCAGTGCTTAATTTTGATGTAGCAGTGGAGTATGAGAAACAAAACCAAACCGCATCAGCCGTTTCTTTCTATTTGCGCACCGCTGAATACGGCCATGAGTCACACCCAACCCTGGTTTATGCGTCACTTTTAAAAGTTGCGCATTGTTTTGATGATCAAAATGACCGCCAGGCAACTGTGAGTAATTGTTTATTGCAGGCTGTGGCTTATTTGCCATACCGCCCTGAAGGTTACTTTTTGTTATCTCAATTCCATGAGCGTTTAGAGCAGTGGCAAGAGTGTTACACCTGGGCAAACATTGGATTGCATAACCAACTCAATTCACCGCTCCCTGTTGATGTGGGTTATGAAGGTCAGTATGTGCTTTTGTTTGAGAAGGCAGTAGCCGCTTGGTGGATTGGGCGCAAAGATGAAAGCCTTGAATTGTTGCATAAGTTAGACGGCATGAAATTAAATCCAGAATACGCAAAAGCGGTAAAAAACAATTTGGAAAGGCTTGTTCATGTTGATGTTTGATGTTGGGGCTAATCGCGGTGATGCAGTTGTTGCAGGGTTAGAGCAGGGATACCGCGTAATAGCCATAGAAGGCGCTCCACGCGTGTTTGGAGAGTTGGTTAATAACTTTATTTACAACCCTGATGTTGTGCCTCTTAGAATGGCTGTGAGTGACAAAGATGGCGAACGCTTAAAGTTCTATGAGGCAGATGAAGATGGCCTAAGTTCGCTTAATAAAGATTGGCTAACCAAAGACGGCATGCCATACCAGGGCAAGCCTCACCGTGAAATAGAAGTAAACACAATTACCATTGATGCGCTTGCGGACAAGTACGGCAACCCTGATCTGATCAAGATTGATGTTGAAGGTGCAGAGTGGCAAGTAATGAAAGGCATGACCCGCCATTACGGGGGAACGCTTTGCTTTGAGTGGACATTTGAAACCATGCACCAACATGAGGATCAATTAGATTATTTGTTTGAGTTGGGTTACAGAGAAGTAGCGCCTCAATACATTGTTAGCCATTTAGAAGAACCTGATGAATGGTTTGATTTAAGAGTAAACAACAGTAATCAATTATTAGGTTGGCATCAACTAACATCTGATAAATGGATAGACGGCGGTTGGAAAGTTGCTAACCTACGCCCTACCGCAGATGTGGGTATGTTGTGGGTGCGTTAATTCCAGCCGCCCATAATGTTCATAATTGCTAAATCTTGTTCTTGACTACTTGAGTTAAGTTCAATAAATGCTTCTGAAGTAACTTTTGTTATGCCAGCAAGAGATGGAACAGTTGTGTTTGATGGGATTGCTGTTGAACCAATAGTAGGTTGCAAATAGGTTGTGTTTATAGAGCCTTGTAAGCCTTGCGTACCTTGCGTACCGTTTGTACCGTTTGTACCGTTTGTACCCTGGCGGCCCTGCACACCTTGTGTGCCTGTAGTTCCTTGAGAACCAGTAGCGCCTGTAGTACCAGTTGTTCCCTGAGTTCCAGTTGTACCTTGAATACCTCTATTGGCCTCAATAAGTCCATAAGTAACGCCGTTTGTGAATGTTCCGCCAGTAGAACCAAATGTAACGGGTACGGTATAAGTTGTTGAAACTAAAGTAGTTGCGGCAGATACAGTAAATTGCGCAAATGTTGTTCCTAATGAGAATGTAAGAATGTCACCAATTAGTATTGATGCGCCAACTGTATTGTTAATGTAAAGCGTTGTAGTAGAAGCAACAGCGGCATTGTTAAAGTTAAATTGGCCAGCCGTTGATGAAGTTGATGTTGTTCCGCTGTTAAAAATTAGATTTACGCCAGCGGTATTACCTTGAATACCTTGAGTTCCCTGTGTACCAGTAGTTCCCTGAATTCCGTTTGTACCCTGGCGGCCTTGTAACCCTTGTGTTCCCTGTGTTCCCGTTATTCCTTGCAATCCAGTTGTACCTTGTACGCCCTGCGTACCTTGCGTACCAGTTAAACCTTGTGGGCCTTGCACATTTGGATTAGGTGTAATTGAAACTGACATTATGAGATCTCGCTTCCAAATGCGTTAAATGAACATGTGCCGTTTTGTGAATAAACTGTAACAACATCTGTTGCCGCCAAAGTTACACCACTTGTGTATGTAAAGGTGGCAGTTGTGCTAAGGCTAAGATTGTAAACAATGTAATCATCAAGAGCAAGGGTTGCACCTGCGGGGCGAATAGCAATGCGCACCGTGTCTGATGCTCCACCAGTGTTTACAACATTGATTGTTGAAACAATTGTTTGTGTTGCGGCGGGAACGGTGTAAAGAGTAGAAGCAGTAGCCGCAGATGGCGCTAACTGTCCTAATACTTTGTAATTTGTTGGCATTATTCTCCCTTTTTACATTCCACCGAGCATTAAAATGTCAGGCAATGCTGTTGCACTTTGGCCGATTGTACCCTGAACACCTTGAATACCAGTTGTACCCTGTGTGCTTTGAGTTCCTTGAATACCTTGCAAGCCGAGCAAGCCTTGAGTTCCTTGAAGTCCAGTTAATCCCTGAAGTCCTGTAGTTCCCTGGCGGCCTTGAATACCTTGAGTTCCTGTTGTTCCTTGAGTTCCATTAGTTCCTGAAGTACCTTGTAAACCAGTTAAACCCTGAGATCCTGTTGAGCCTGTCGTACCCGTAATTCCTTGAGAGCCTGTAGTTCCTTGAGAGCCGTTTGTTCCATTTGTGCCATTAGTACCTTGAGAACCAGTTATACCTTGTAGCCCATTAGCACCTTGTGTGCCTATTGCACCCTGAGTGCCTGTAATGCCTTGCGTTCCAGTTGTTCCCTGTGTTCCATTTGTACCTTGCGTACCGTTTGTTCCCTGAATACCTCTATTGGCTTCATCAAATCCGTAAGTAACACCATTTGTAAATGATCCATTAGAAGCGCCAAATGTTACGGGTACTGTGTAAGTAGTTGTAAGTAATGTGGTTGCCGCTGAAATTGTAAATCTTGCAAAAGTTGTACCAAGCGAGAATGTAAGAATGTCACCAATTGCTAATGGCGCACCCGCAGTGCTATTGAAGTAAAGAGATGTAACAGAAGCAAGAGTTGCGTTATTGAAATTAAATTGTCCAGCGCTTGATGATGTAGATGTTATTCCGCTATTGAAAACTAAAGCAATAGTGCCTAAAGAACCTTGAATACCCTGCGTACCTTGAACTCCTTGAGATCCAATAGTGCCTTGCGTACCTTGCGTTCCAGTAATTCCCTGAGTACCTGTTGTACCAGTTGATCCTTGAGTACCAGTTGAACCCTGAATACCAGTTGTTCCAGTTGTACCCTGTGATCCTGTTAATCCAGTTAATCCCTGTGTACCTGTTGTTCCCTGAGAACCTGT